AACACGAAGCACGGCGAGAGCGCCTCGAAGCGTGAAGCAATCCATCACAATCGCAGATACACGCTCTGCCTTCTCGACGGCATCTCCGATGAATGCAAGGCCATCCTTTGCAGGCATTCCAGATGCCTTCACGATGGACAGCGCCTTTTCTCGCTCGTATGCCACATGCGCCTCGACAAGCGCCATGCGCTCGCGCACGGTCAAAGGTCGCAGTCGATACACGCGACCGCCCTCTTCAATCTGAAACGGTGCAACGCTCATCTCTTCCTCTTTCTGAGTTCAGCGAGGAACTCATCTCCGTTGGTAACCAAAGATCGATCAGCAGCGCGACGCACAGAGTACGAGTCCAGATCCTTGAGGGAGATCTCGCTCGCGTTCATCGCAGCTCGAACTGCCGTCTCTTCATCGATCCTTCCTGGCGCGATCCTTCGATTCACGACGCGACCGTCGACTGTCACGAGCGTGACGATCCAGTCGGTATCCGAGGGGCCAAAGAGGCCCATCACTTCCTCTGGTCTCGCGATGTTCATAGATCAGACAAGCCAAGAAACCACAGGAGCCGTTCCGTCAGCGTTCTCGAAGTTTACAGTGACAGTCGAATCTCCGTTGCGATCGCTGTTGAAAGCGAATGAAGAGAAGATGCAGTTTCCAGTGATCTTCGCGTCGGTAGTTCCAGCGCCATCGTAGAGCGTCAAACTCACAGCAGGACGCGTTGAAGTTGTGTCTTGAGCGCTCATCATCACATTTGCCGTCGATGTTGAACTTGTCGATGCACTCGAATCGATACCGATTGTCGCGTTGAGCGTTCCGGTGAGATCGAGCATACCGAGGCGCTTTCGCTTGCCGGTATCACCGAATCCGGTTTGATCTGTCACGACGCGGTTGATGGTGGCCGCGTAAGAGCGCACTTTGAAGAGTGTCTGCGCCACGCTGTTGACCGTGTACGAGAAGTTTCCGTCGTTGCCTGTGATGTATGTATCAATGGCCATGGTTCATCCTTATGTGTCGTGCGCTATCGCTCTGTACCTTTCAACAATCGACCAAGAGTCGTCCTCGAATGAGGGTACGCCTGCTTCGACCTGCGTGAATCGAACTCGGTCATACCCAGTGACCGATGTCAATGGTGTTGAAAGCGCCGTCGCGAGCGCTGCTGCTGCCGTGTAGCCGGTTGTTGTTCCCGCGTTCCCGAGATGAAAGATGAAGTCAAGATCGATTTCAACTCTTCCAACAGCCCCGAAGTATGGAATCGTTCGCACTGCGGTTGCCTTGTAGACCAGCAACGGAGGATTCACATCGGTCGGCCCCTCTTGCAAGTAGATCTTCGATCCGACGATCGTGACCAGTGATGCCGTTGCATCGAGCCGAGAGTTCAACGCGTCAAGAATCGCCTTGCTCATCTAAACCTCCGAGCGATGGCTTCGGAAAAGATCTTCGGAATGGCCTTCGCGATTCTCGGCAGATTCGGTCGAATGTATGGACGCGCTGCGATTTTCGTTCTACGCCGTCTACCAGTGTTTCCGCCATACTCAAGGATGCGAGCGTATGGCACGGAAGATCCGAGTCGCAGAACGGTCTTCTTGGTGTCTTGCTTGATCGAAGCGAAACTATCTTGCGAGACTCCGACACGCTCGACAGACCATGAACCACGAAGGCGATTCGTGTTGACTGCTGGCGACTGGCCTGCCGCGGAGGCTCGGTGATATCCCTTTGCTCGGAGATTCCTTCCGCCTTTCTTGCCTTTCCCGATCCGATAGATACGGCCTGTTCCAGGCTTTGAAAGTTGCTTCTTGAGCAACGCAGATGAAACAATCAAAGAGACCGACATGGCAGACAACGCGGCCTCTTGCATCATGGCTTGAATCTTGAGTTTTTCGATTCGCACCTTCGCGTCGCTCACAGTGAATCCTCCTGCGTTACTTCGATGCAATCGACAACAACCATATCGAGATCTGATCGCGCTCCTGTTTGATTGAGGATCGCTGGATTCGTGACACCAGTGACAAGCCACCGTCGGGCACCACCGAGAATATCGTCTTTGATTTCGTGATCGATTCCTACGCTCGTTCCGCTCTTGAAATAGATCACAGCCGTTGTGCGGCCTTCGAGCCGATCTTGTGCAACGATCTGCGTCATGGATGTCGGCTGTACGAAACCTATAGCCGATGTATAGGTGTCGTAGGTTCTACTTTGCGATCCATCTGCACCATCGCTGTATCTCGGAGCATAAACATAGAGCGTCTTTCCGAATGTATCGATGAGGCTTTCGATACTCATCGGAGCCTCCGGTATCCGTCAAGGATCATCTTCGTCGATGCATCGACTTCCGAAACAGATCGCGTCGAGTACGAGTAGCCACCGAGGCTTTCGCTCGCGAGGCCTGGATCTCGCTTGCGACCTCGGTAAAGGCGCGTCGCCATCTCAATCGTCGCCTGCTGAATGTCGTATGGCACCGCATCGAAACCGCCCGTGTAGTCCACGAGGATCCCTTGATACCTCGAGAGCGTCGGGCCGTAAATGATGCCGCGATGGTAGTCGACCGTATAGTCGGTGAGACCTTCCGTCGGTGCCTCGAGCAAGCATGTCTGCTGCTTGAGATCGCGACCAGCCAACTTGCGAAGGTAGTTCGTCTTTACATTCAGCAGCGCGGATGCCGTGAATCCAGTCGTAGCCGAGATCTGCGCGGCCAGATCGTTCGTCGTTTTTTGAGATGAGAAGTTGATAGTTGTCGAGTGCTCTTGTCCGTTTGACTCCACACGGAATAGATGCACATGAGCATCATCGACCGAGATCGTTGCTGCTGCATCGGTCGAGATTGATGAATTCACGCTCACTACATTGTCGCCACCAACACCAACGAACCGAACATTCGTCACTGGGTTGTGACGCAGCGTGACCCGATTCGCGCCGTAGGTATCTTTCCACTCGTAGTAGCGAGCGGCAACAAAGTTACGAGCGCAGTATCGACGAATGTAGTCACTCGACCGATCGATCGTCGCTTCGAGAATCGCGTCGTCCGTCGTCGTTGTGATTCCGAGAAACGCTTTCAGCGTCGCGAGCGTAACCAGACTGTTCGTCGAGATTGCCATCGGCTCTCCTTGCTGTCTTCTTCGGCTTCTTCGGCGGATCAGTAGAGTTCACGAAGAGCGGAGCCGGCGGTACAGCGTGGCGAGCGTAACCCTTCGAGATGAGATTCTGAGCGACACTCGGAGGAACATTGACAAGCGCTCCAGGTCGAAGATCCATTCTGCTTCCATCTAGTTGAATCGAGCAGTTCCGCAAGATCATCAGAAGGTCATGCATTGTCGCGGCCTCCCGTTATCGTGATAGTCGGTGAGATATTGCGTGATTGCTCGACAGTCTTCTCCAGGCCATGTCACGACATTTTGCAGATGGCCGATGCGAACGCGAGGACAAAGGCAGATGCGTTTTCCCGCCTCTCGAAGTCGATTCCAGAAGAAGATGTCGTCATCGACGCGGCCCTCTCCCCAGTCGCCGTTTGGACTTGGAATACCTTGGAAGAATGGCCGCTTCATCTCTCGAACTGCATCGGTACGAATCAGCGTCAGGCCGAAGTGGCCAGTGTTCATATCGAGAGCATCTGTGAAGAGATGATCTTCTCCCATTTCTTTGAGGAGAGATCCATCTTCGCCGCGCACAGAGAAAAGAGGAGTCTCTTTATCTCGTCCAATTTGCAACGGACAAAGCGCGGCGACATCTGGATTTGATTCCATGACTTGCCACAATCGAATGATGTCCTCTGCATCAAAGATCGAATCGTAGTCCACCGTAAGTATGTACTTTGTTTCTGGACTCTTCAAAGCGATTTCAAAGAGACGCTGTAGACTCTGTCCCCAAAAAACTCCAGTCGCTCGAGTAACTTTAAACCCTAACTTGTGTGCCGCCTGATGTACCTCTCCTTGCGTATCCGTCCAACAAACGCGAGGAAGAGACATGATGCACTCGATGTCCTTCATCGGAAACGATGGCGATGGCCGCGAGAACTTCCGAGCGACTACAGAAATCTTCGTTCGCGTTGGATTCCATGACCAGCCATCACGACCTCTTGACACCTCAAAGCCTGCGAGATTCAGAACGCGAGAAAGTTTCTCTCGATTCCAAATTGACTTCGCGCCGTCACCAAGAAGCATCTCTTCTGTTTCGGCTTCTCCATGCTCATACGCTTTGATGACCCCATCAAGATCTGGAACTTCCAAACGCAACTCGCCGCCGTCTTTGAGTTGATCTGCAATGCCTCGAAGCCATGCAATCGCATCTTCGGTCTTGATCTTTGTGAGACCGTTTCCAATGTCACAGGCGCTCTTCTTTTCTTCCATGTTGTCTCCTGCCGTTGCGGCTCCAAAATGATAGGGCCGAAGCGGGAATTCCGCTCCGGCCCCACAAGAGGAAGAGGACGATTTTCGGATCAACCGTTCACAACAATCGCCGCACCAAACTCGGCAGCAGTCACACAGCCATCCGATGGATTAGACAGCGTGCAAACAATTGCGCCGGTTGTCATCGCGCCATGGCTTCCAGCACCAATCTTGAGGTAACGCTTCCTGCCTCGGAGATCGATGTTGTAGGTGATCTTTGCGAGTCCGGTTGAAATCGCGGTCGTAGTAACTGTGTAATCGGTTCCAGATACGAAACCCGCAATGTTTGCGTGGCCAGAATTACTGGTGTCCGAATGCTGAACGATGTTGTTGGTGACTACGGTTCCGATCGTGTGAGTCGTATTGCCAGTGCCATCGACAAACGAAATCGATGCATACGAGAAACCCACGGTGTCGAATTCTGCCGTCAGAGTTCCAGCTGCGGTTGCAGCGCCAGCAACTGTGATGGTCTTGAAGTTAGGAGCGAGCATGTATGAGATCCTCCTTCGGATCAGAGGGTGAACTTGACCATCGCGCCAGCAGCAGAAGAACCGCCGACATTGGCGCACACAATATCGACGCGCTGAGTACCACGAACGACGCGCTCGTCTTGCTCGAAAGCGTTGAGAGCAGAATCGCTGAACGCGATCGCAGTCGAACGACGATCGCCGAGGTAGCAACCTTGCTGAAGATCTCCAACATAGAACGCAACATTGCCGTCAGCATCTGCCGGATGAGGAATCGCTTGCGTGAACTCGACTGGGTATCCGAGGTATCGCGGTGCAAGACCGTTTGAGAGTTCCGCCATCGTCGCTCCGCCGACGCCGTGAGCAAGGCGCTCAAAGATCGCGTGGAAAGTCGACTTGTTGCAGAAGAACTTCACATTGTTGCGCTGGAAGGCCCACTGCGGAAGGATCGCGAGCGCGCTCGAGATTTCGTCGCGAGTCACGCCTACCTTTGTATTCGTGCTCGAAGTCGCGACTTGGTAGGTCGCGTTCGTGAGAGCATTCTTGAGGCCGACGATACCACCGTACGACGAAGTACCGTCGCCGTTGAAGCCTGCGTCGTCTTCCTTGAAAGCAAACTGGTACGCGATTTCGTTCGCAACATCGCTTGCAAGATCGATCACGCTGTCTTCAAGCAATTCGTTTGAGACAGTGGTCAGCGCGGTCAACTTGTGTGCGACGAGTTGGATCGAGTCGAAGCCCATCGTCGACTCGGTGCCGGCAATCGCTTCACCCACCCAGTACGCGGTGAGGCCAGTATTCTTGCGTGGGATTCGGAGCGTGTCCGATGCCATGCGATAGATCTTTGCGTTTCGACGGAACACGCCGTACTGCTCGCGAAGCGTGACGAGTTCAGCGGCCATCTCGTCAGGAACAAGGAAGCCACCTTGCGAGTTCACGCCTTCAGTGTGTGCCTTGATCTGAATGCCGTGATTCTTGCAGTTGTCTTGGCTCTTCTTGTGACCCATGGTCGCCAAGCACCAAGTACCGAACTTCCAAGCCATTTCCTTCGAGGAGAATGACTTCACCTTGGTCGAGTAGGTTGCAAGCCTTTCCCAAGGCTTCTCATCGACATTGCCGACGACAGAGAGGCCGCGTGGCATCGCGTCGAGACGAGCGGAAACCTCGCGACGAATGCTCTTGGTCATCTCTTCCTTATCTTCTTCCTTCATCATGTCGGTTTCTGGCGCTGCGGCCTTGATGACGACATCGAGGCTCTCAGGATCAACCATCATGCCATCTGCATCGGTGACCATGTAGCCTTCAAGGATGAGCTTCTTCTGATGTGCGACGCCTTCAGCGCCTTTGATCTTGGCAGCGCGATCGAGCGCGGCCTTGAACTGATCGATGTTCATTGTCTTCATTTGAAAAACTCCGTGAGACATCTGCGTCTTTCCCGTAAGGAAGCGTTTCAAGCGAAGTGCCGTAAGCGCGACCGCGGTATCAGAGATAGATGGAGCCGCGAGCGCGAGCAATCTCGCGAGCGACGGCCTCTTCAATCATCGGCTTGCACTTCTTCGCGAATGAGGGCGCAGGGATTGAAATTGAAACCACGGTGCGCTTTGGTGCTTCGATACCAAACCAACGCTTCGCGCCAGCCGGCGAAACGATTCCCTTCTTGACCGCAGTGATGAGTGCTTCAGGATTCGCTTGCAAAGGAGCAAGAGAGATCTCAAGCAACTTCCATCGCGAGTAGATCGTCTTCACGGCATCGCCGTATCGCTTGCGATCTGCATCGGTGGCACGACGAATACCGCCGTCCTCTGGAACATATCCAACAGAGACAGCGCGAACGATGCCTTGGCCGACGAGAGCCGCGGCGACTTCAGGGAAGAACTCTCCTGCGTAGCCATCTGGTCGCTTCGCGAAGACGAACTCTCCGAGGATGTCTCGCTCACGGCGCTTGAGTTGCGTCGTTGTTCCGACAGGCTCGGAGTAGTCGTGATTCCAGAAGAGCGTGGGGTTCTGCTCGAACTCCTTTGAGTTCATGCCGCTCGGGATAAGTACCTCGCCATCGCGATCGAGCGTCTCTGCCGTGATGACAGCGGAGAAGCCTTTCGCTGTTTGCGAGAGTTCCGCACCGAGTGCCTTGCGCTTGAGTTCGGTCTTCATTGTTCAGCGTTCCTTGCTGCTTCTTCGAGTGCGAATTCCGCTTCTTGATCTGCAAGCGCTTCGTCGAGAATGTCTTGATACGCGCCGTCGAGTTTCGGCATCAGCGAACATCGGCAGTTTGGATGCAGAGGAGGGCCATCGATCGACTCGTAATCCGCGACCATCGTTCCGCCGTCTTTCCCTTGGATCTCAGATCCTTGCTCATAGAACGAGCCATCGATATCGACTGCGTTATCCGAGAAAGCCTCCGACGCGGCCTCGCAGAATTCGCACGGATCTGGCGCGAGGAGCCAAGTTTTTCCTGTCACAACTCCAGAGGCCTTCCATGCTTGAACTTCAGCACGACGGCTTGCTCTCTGTGATTCCGTTCGAGCGATCGTCAAGGCGCGTCGCTTGGTCTGGCGCTCTGCGTCGCCTTCAGCCTTGGCCCACTCTTTTACGGTTTCTGCCAGTTGCGGAATCGTCTTTCCTTCCGCAACGCCGTCGCCCAGGATCTCTCGGAAGCGAACTGCTGTGTATCCGTTTACAGAGTTTGCGGCGCGATCCGCTAGACGCACCGACTCGCTCTTCGCGTAGGCTCGAAGATCATCACCGCGTTTTTCAAATGTCGCAGGAAGAGCAGAGAGTTTCTCGAGCGTCTGTTGACCGATGGCGAGACCTGCGAGAAGCGAATCCTCGAGATACGGTCGCAGCGCATCTACAAGTTGCTTGCTCCAACGCTTCGACTTGAGGAGCGTTTCAACTTCCGAAACAAGTTCTTGCGTCGGTGCTGTGCCGGTATTGATCTTCTCGATGATGGCTTTCACCTGACGATCAAAGACCTTGCCGACACTCGATCCAATCTCTTCTTCTTGCTTCGTGATCTTCTCGAATTCGCGTTTTGCGTCTCGCTCGCTCGCCTTCGTGTGAATCAATCGCGGCTGGATCTCATCGGCCTCGATGGCCTTCGTCCATAGCGATTCAAGTGAGATGCGCTCTGAAGGTTTCGCGAGAGGATCGCCGCCGCCGTTTTTCGCGCAGCATCCGCACGACTTCTTCTTTCGCTCGGAGTTGCGCTCGCGCTCGCGATCAAACTCGTCGCGCTTCCGCTTTGCCCATGCGAAGCCGTCATCGCCGCCCCAGCCGTTCCACGCTTGCCATCCCTTGCCCTGCTCGTCCCAAGTCGAGCCTTCCTTGTCGGATTCGTGTCGCTCGAAGTAGGCGACCATGCGGCGGATCGTGTCCTCAGAAAGCGCGACGCGATTTGCGAGATCTCGAGCGCGAGCGATTCCTACTGCCGTCATGCCGCGCTCGGATTCCGGCTTTCGTGCGCGAACCTCGAGCGCTCGCTTCGCATTGTCCGCGACGGACTGCGGAGGCCGCGTATCGATGTCTCCGAGCGCCTTTGTGACCGTAGGAAGAGTCTCCATCAATTCATCCAGCACGAACGATGCAGCGTCTTCGATAGACTTTCCTTCGCTGCACATTGAGTACGCGATCGCAACGGCTTGATCTTGCTCATAGCCTTCATCAAGAAGCTTGCGGATCTTCTCGGATACGCAATCAGAAAGTGCATCCTTCCGATCTGGCTCCGGCATCGGCTCGAAGGTAAGCGCTGCGCTCTGCGGAGGATCATCGAGATCCGGTGCTTGATCGAGCGGCCCGACGAGTCCGTCAGGCTCGGCGTTTGCGAGTCCAAGCGGCGCTGCTGGCGCTGGGCCGCCGAGCGGTTGACCGTTGACGAGAAGCGCGTCAGCCATCGGATCTTCGACGGCCTCCAGTCCCTCGCGCATTCGCGCCTCGTTCGCCGTCATGATTCCGCCGGCCACCATCGAGCGCAACTTCTCGAAGGCGAAGCGCTCGTCCTCAGAGACAGGGTTGTCATACGCGAGGAACGCATCTTCCTCGATGCCGAAGAGCGGGAGAAGATTCTGATTCAGCGTCTCTTCATCCATGCGGAGAAGCGGCAGGATCGTCGTCTGCTTCCATGATGCGAAGCCAACCGTCGCGCTCGCAAGATTCGGATCGTTCGCCTTGAGCATGGAGACAGGCACGCCGAATACCGCGGCGATTTCCTCGACGATCTCTGAACGGCCTGCGAGATCCTTCGGAGGAAATGAAAGCGGCTTCAGATCGATGTCCGCCGTCGTGGTGAGGAAGCGGCCCGTTCGCTTCGATCCGCGGAGCTTCTCGTCGATGGCAACTTCGAGACGCTCGATCTCGTCATCGTGCGCTGGCGACTTCACAACAAGCAGATAGTCTGGTCGCGCTTTATTCGCGAAGAACGCGAAATCCATTTCATGGACGGCTTCGTTCGCCATCGTCGCGCCCCAAGCGGCTTCGACCTTGCCGATGCCGTAGTAGATATCGCTTGGATTCGGCCTTCGGAAATGGATCACTTCATCAGGTGCAAATGTGTTCGAGCGCTTCTGCTCTTCAGTCGCACCGTATCGATAGCCTTTGATGAATGGATCGCCTGCTTCCTGTCCTGGAATGATCTCGACATATTGAGAAGGCATCGTCCAGAGTTCAACTGGAATGCCTCGCTTCTCATCGATGACCGGATGGATGTAAGAATTCCCTGTCAATTCGCCATACAACACACGAAGCACGGTGGCATCGAATCCGTTCTGATACGGATTCACTTTCGACAGCAGCGTAAGGATCGGATGCGAATCCTCGACAACCTCGTAATCGTCGCCGTACTCTGCCGCCTTCGTCATCGCGTAGCGTGATGGAATCTGCTCGAGCGATCCGCTGAGATACGCTTTTGTGCGGCGGGATGCCTTGCGCGTGTTCCAAAGTTTCGTGCCGGCGCTGCGATTCTTCACATACAACCGCAAAGGTTGTGACGCTACCGCGACTGCGTTGAGATTCGCTGCTGCGTAGATCCACGATCGATACGAGGAGACCGCAGCATTCTGCGAGAAAGGCGCTCTCTTCGCTTCTTCTCCGCGAAGTACCGTCATCGTCGAGCGCATCCATCGCTCGTTGGAAAATGCCGCTTTGATTCGTGCGAGTAGATTCATCAGATGACCTTGAGAATGAGCGGCCTTCTTGCGCGTCGAGCAAGAACGGCGAGCGCTAGAGCGCAAACGCCGTCATCGTGACCGACCGTCGCCTCATACGAGACGCTTCTTCCTGAGTATCGGAAACCGAAGGATTCAAGTTCAGCGCGAAGCCAACCGTCTGGAAAGCGAATCTCGCTCGTTGAGATTGCGATTTGCAGTCCTTCCATGAGTTGTTGCTTGCTTTGGCTTGTGAATTTGAAGCCTTCCACACGACGGCAGACCTTGCGAAGATCTTCGACGATCGGATCTCCGACACCTGTCGAGTCAATCTGTGCAGATTTGTCACCGATCAGCCGTGCTAGACGCTCTCTTGTCACATTCCACGGAGCCTGCCACCGATCGAGATGAGCTACGCGACCTTCGCTGTCGAGGCCAATGATGACAGTCCAATCTTGAGACTTCGCAAGATCCACGCCATAGCATTCAACTGGAGCCGTTGAAAGAGGCCCAATGCAAGCGCGGATCGCGTTGATACCGAATGGGTTTCCGCCGTCCTCAGCCGGCACGCCCTCGAACTCTTGCGCGAAGATTTCCGGCGGAAGCATGCGCTTCGCATCTCGAATCTCGTCGGGATCGATGAAGGGATTCGCAACGCTTCCGATGCGAAACGCTTTCCAAGCGCCAGTGGTATCGGATTCGGCCTCGAGGAATAGCCTGTGGAAGTCACCTGTTCCCTTGGGAGTCCCTAGGAAGAGTGCGCTTCCCCTGCGATCTGCGAGCGTTGGTCGCATCGATGCTCGCCATGCCTCGAGCAGATTCGGAGCGAAGCCAGCTTCATCGATGACGATTCGATCGTACGAACGGCCACGGCCTGCATCGACATCTTCAAGAGTCCAAAAGTCAATCGATCCGCCCGTTGCGAATTCCATTCGCTTCTCGACGCGATCATGGCGCGTAAGAATCGGCTTGAGCGCTCGCTCGAACTCGCGAACTGGATCAGCGAGGTACTTATACGACGGAGCGAACCAACCACACTTCCTACCAAGTATGGCAGTTTCGATCCCCAGTTGCATACCGAAGGTTGTCTTTCCCCAACGCCGACCAATCTCAAGCACGGAGAATCGAGCAAGGCTTCGGTATACCTCGCGCTGCGAAGCATGTAGGACAGATTCAATAGATGGAATCTTGATCTTCACGCAGTATCCGCGAGCGCAATCTTCGGAGCGATTCGCTCGATCGTGACGACCTCCTCTCGCCTCGTCTCGTCGATCTTGTCACGCTGGCCGAGGTACTGCTTGCCGAGCCAAATGAGCATCGGCACAGAGCCTTCCTTCGCTTTCTCGTATTGCCATCGGCGAAGCGACATTCTCATCTCGTCGTGTCCCTTGTCGATCTCGGCGCGAGCGCGACGCTTGATCGTTGGCTCCGATACACCGACGATCTTCGCGATCTCTGGGATCGTGCATCCGATTCGCGCGAGAGACTGTACGAGAGAGAGATTGAAGTCGACGCGAGGACGGCCCATCATTTCACCTTGCGATGCCTTTCGGAAATGATCTTCGGCGCGAGTTTATTCCAGTTGATTGAGTGATGCAGCCGCGCATGAACATCCTCAAGAACGCTGACCTTCACGGCTGATGGGACCATCATCACCGTGTAAAAGGACTTTACATATGTGCCAAGGTCGAGGTACATCTCCGTAAGGCCACCGGACTTCTGCTGCGTCTCCGCCTGGCAAATGTGTGTTCGCATAATCGTGAAGAAGAGGTCGCCTCGCTGCGTCAGCGTGCAGTAGGTATTCACATCGTCGTTCATTCGACCCACGAACTGAAATGGCCTATCGACGCTGCATACAAAGGTATTCATCGCCTTCCGCGTAAGACCGCAATATCGCTTCTTGCCTCCGATGTGATCGCCTCCCTGACTCAGGCACACGGAGAGCGCACCGCTCGTCTCAAGGAAGTCGACCATCGCAGAGAAGAGTTCGTCGGCGTTCTGGCATTTGAACGACCCGTATTCCATTCCCTTGCCGTATCGAGTCATGATCGCGCCGTAGTCGTCGTCCAGTTCGATGAAGTACTTGTACCCCAGTTGGCGAACGATCTCATGACATCGGTTTCGTGCGAAGATGACAGAGTTGCGCTTCCTCTTGTAGTTGTCTCCAAGATCGAATGTGCCATCCATCTCAGACTTGTTGAACTGGATGACCTCGTTCCCGAACTTCTTCCTGTACTCGTCAGCGGTCTTGTCCTCGTCGTCGATGACAACAAAGATCGGACCAGTATAGTTGCACTTCTTGAGTAGACTGTAGGTCTTCACATTGTCAGGTCGGCCATGACTCAAAATCAATGCGCAGAAGTCGTTACGCATTGTTTTCATCCTTGTCAACCAATGCCTCGATCTTGTCGTTCAACCTCACGAAGCCGAGTTCGACCGCACGATTGAAGTCGATAATAACGAGTGCCGAATCCTCGAACAGTCTTTGAATATTCGGATCAGAATGTGCATAGTATTCAGCGATACGTGCGTAGTTGAAGACGATGTGCCTCGTCGAAGCCATGCGAAGGAAAGACGATATTTCCTCTGGCAGTTCAGCCTTATTGATGGCCTCGATTAGACGATCATGCCTCTGCCGATCGCACAGGTCTTGGATCCGTGGGCATTCTCCTGTGATCTCGTAGACGGGCGATGTGACCTTTGTGCTGTACTGAGTCTCAATATCGCCACCGGAGGTGATTCGATCTAGTTCCTCAGCGTCGAAGCCCGTCGCGACCGCGAGTTCCTCGTCTTCGATCTGAAGAGCCGCGAGTGTTTGCGCGAGCGCGTCGTCGTCCCACTCCGCAAGTTCCGCCGTTCGGTTGTCAGCGATCGCGTACGCCGTCGCTTCGCTTCCCGCGAGTGACGAGCGCACGATGCGAATCTCTTTCCATCCGAGCGCTTTTGCGGCGGCGAGCGTTCCGTTGCCAGCGCGAACGACACTGTTTGCGTCGACGACGATCGGCTTCTGCTGGCCAAAGCGATTGAGGCTTGCTTTGATCGCCGCGAGGTTCTTCTCGTCGTGCTTGCGGACATTCGCAGGATCGAAGGTCAGCGAGTCGATATTGACCGTTTCTACTTTCACGAAACATCCTCCTCAAGATCCGCGGGCTGTGCCTTTGCACGCTCGAGAAACTCGATCTGCTCAATACACTCGGCTTCGTAGCCTTGAATCAGCGCCTTCGCGATCTGCCTTGCGTTGCGAGCGTTCACGAAATCGGGATGAATCCACCAGTCCTCAACTGGAACCATGTTGCCGCTTGTCGAGCTGACGGCGAGCATGTGAACATCATGCGCGACGCATAAATATCCACGGCTCTCCATGATGCCGCGCATCGCTGCTCGGATGTTCTCGTTGCCTCGATACAGATCATGCTCGACGCAGGCGACGGCGAACTTGACGCGATCGAGAGGGAGCGTCACAAGTCTTTGGAGCGTGAGCGTTGGAGGCTCAAGATCGAGAGAAAGAAAGTCAATCACGCCTGCGCTCTTGCGAGCGATCTCAAGCAGAGTCAGATCAACATGTAGACCAAATGCATCTCTGAAGATCTTATTGTCTTCGCTGCGTTCCTTCACCAAATCATCGAAGGTCGCGATGTCTGCAAGGATGCCACGCCATCCACGCTCTTCGAGCATCTTCGTATTGCTTCCGTGTGATGGATGACCTGCACCGAGATCGACGAATGTTCCCGTGTTCGATCTTCCTCGGCACAGCCATGCGAAAAGATCTTGCCTCGCCTGCGAGTATGTCTTCAGTTCCTCTCGTTCCATGATGTCTCCTATGCCACCATGATTTCATCTCGACGAGCCTGCGTCAAGATGGAGATCGCGACAAGGTAATCCATGCCGGCAATCGTCATCGGGTCGCCTGTATCCACTTCCTGCGCCGCCTGTGCGAGAGTCAAGAATCGCCAGCAAGTCGCGTCAATCGCGGCCCGAGATCGCACAAGTTCCAATTCTGCATCTGTGAATCGTTGCAGAAACTGAAACGATGTGAAACGCTGCGGAGCGAAATCCCAACCGTTCCACTGTAGACCGACACGGCACGGCAGATCATCGATCTTCACCGAAGACGGCGGACGAACATCCGCAGAGACGATCTCGATGACGATGTTGCTCAAATTCAGGACGGCCCATCTCATCGCGACACCTCCTGCTCGAATGTAAGGAAATCCGCGTACATGGGTCGCGCCGTTGTTCCGAGCGCTTTGACGCTTCCACAGAAGATCCCGCATGGATTCGATGTTCCTGTTGGAACAGAAGCACCGCTGATCGTCGCGACGAGCGATCTATTGATGTAGAACTGCACTGGGCCGCCGCTTCGAGCAAGTCGCAATTCAAGCGTGTACCAAGTATTCACGGCTACCGTGATTCCGGTGTCAGCCGTTGAACTTCCTCCGGAAGTTTCCGAACAATAGGCTTGCCACTTTCCAGAGTTTAGATTGTCTCGATATCGAAACTGTGCTGCGATCGTTGGGGATATTGAGGTCACAAGATTTGTGAACCCAACCTGTATCGAATATCGATTTGTGCCGTCGCTCAGATTTGATGGAGTCTTGATCGCTGCTCGAAGCGTCACCGTCCCGCTGTTGAATATCACCGAATCCGCCGTTGCGGTTCCGATGCTTGCTCGGCCTGTTGTTGTTGATCCCTGAGTCAGCGTCGCAAGACCAAAGCGATTTGTCTCAGCGATGGCCGCAGTTGTGAATGTGACTGCTGCTGCAGTTCCTGAAACTGATGTCGTGAACGGTGCAGCGGAATCAAGATCAGACGCGAGAAAGACGCTCGTCTTTGGATTGAATCGATCTCGATCGCCTGAGAAATTGCGAATCATGCGCCTCTCGCCTTCTTATATCCGTGCTGCTTCTCGAACTCCTCGAGCATGTCTGGGTGAACTCGACGATGCCTAGATTCAGGAATCCGAACGCCAGGAATCACGCCTTTATCGATGAGCCTTGCTGCATGATTGAGGCTGATTCCGATTCTCGCTGCCACCTCTCTAGTCGTGAGCCACTTTGTGACTCGATCGCATGGCTTATCAAGTGAATGCATGAGGCGGTTTCTAGCCTTCATCGATCCAACTCTCTATCGATAGCCTCGACGAATGATGGCGGTACGAGATACCAACCCTCTGGGATCTCGACCGTATTTCCGCTGATGATCCATTCTGTGCCGTTCGAGGTATAGACGCGGCCTCGAACATTTGGCCCGATCCGAACTGGAGACGATTCAGGAACGAGGACCGTTCTTGGAGCGCAACCTGCGAAGACGAATTGCAGCGCGAGTAAGAAGAGCGCGATCTGATTTTGCATCTGTGGCCTTTGTGCTTTGCTCTGCACGGCGCTCGAGGAAGCCAATGATCGCCGTCGCGAAAGCGAGAAGAATTCGTTCAAGCATCTTCACCCTCAAGCGCTCGGATTCGTGCTTCAAGTCGCTCGATGGTATCTGCGGCCTGCTTGAGTTCGTCTTTGACTTCAGTCCAGAACGAGTACATAGGAGCGTCGGAAATCACGCGTATCCGTTCGGATACGGTCTCGGCCCGAGCCATGCGAGCGCGGAGTTCGAGATTCGCGGCAAGCAGGTTCTCGAGCTTCTGCGTCATCGAATGCCTTCTTGCTGTGACGAGACCTTCGCGTCGCGAGCGAAGATCAAGCCGAGGCCGGCCATCACGGCAGCGGCGACGCTACCCCAATCTGCAACGGTCACTGGATCTCCATCAAGTTCAGACTTGAGCGCGGCAGCGAGCGCTACCACGATCGCGAGAATTCCGGTGGTTGTAGTCTTCCAAGATGCCTTCGAGATCATGTGATTCCCTTTCAATCGATGATGATTTCTATGGTGTCAACACTCGACGACGCGATGAAGAAAGACGAGATGTCAACTTCGCCGAGATCCTTCCACGCGCCGGCGGGGACTTCGATTCGCGGATTGTGCGCGAGGTTGAGTCCGACATATGCGTTCGCCGACTGCGGATACACCTTCACGCGGCGAAGCTCTCCGGTGCGACTTCCGCTCAAAGCGAGAGCCGGAGCCGGATTCGCGAATATGTTGAGGATCGTCTTCATGTTCAATCCACGATGAGTGCGATGGTGACTCCTACGCCAGACGCGGTCACATGCAGCTTTGAGAGATCAGTTTCACCGATGTCGAGCGCGGTATTCGCAGGAACGGTCACGACTGGCGACATGCCGCTCTCGAGTCCGATTGTGACGGCCGTGCCGCCAGTCACGGCGATGATGCGTCGAAGATCTCCGAGTTGAGCATTCGCGTCGACTCGCTGTGCCGTTACATTGGAATAGCTGATGATCCGTTTCATTTGAACCTCCGCTCGATCATATCGAGCCTTCGTTGAATGTCTTCAAGAGTCTTCGCGTGTGTCGCGTCTGTGACCGCGGCGCTTGCCTGCGCTCGAGCGAGATCATTGACGGTCGCCGCGAGTTTGTCGATGTCCGTCCTTGCTTCGTCGATCGCTGCCGACTTCAACCCAAGCGAATAGACCAGCGTCGAGAAGCCGACGATCATGGTCGCGATCTGCCCGATACCGATGGCCGTCGTGAGGCCACTGCGCTTTTCATCTGCCATGCGGAGTAGATCGGCTTCTCGATTTGATCTCTCGCGTTCTCTTTTTATATGGCGGATCAAAAAGGCCGACGCGGAGAGGAGGCAACCGCGTCGGCCCAGAGGCGAATGCTAATTCACAAGCCACAGAACGAAGAAGAGAATACTGAGCGATCCACTGATGACACAAGCCGCACCGACGAAGATTGCAAGCGTTTCCCGCCGTGCTTCTTCGATGGTCGGCTCTTCCCAAGGGTTCTCAATCCATTCTTCATCATTCATCGTCTTCATCCTCATCTTCGATTTCGTCTTCCGGTTCTTCGATGGCGTTGATCTTCTCTCGGATATATCGCATCAGACCGTGAACGGTGAGCATATTTCCGATGGCCGTTGAGTTGATCTCAGTCTTCCGCTTTCGCTGTCGAGTCCAAACGATGACGATAGCGTCGGCTCCGATTGTTTCGATAGCCTCTCTCGCAAGTTGATCCATCGTGGCCGCTTCGATATCGCTCGCCTTGAGCGGCTTCGGTGGCTCAGGTCTTGGATCGTCGCTCGTCATTTGGCCGGCTCCAGACTGTATCGAATTCTCTTCGATTCGCTCTTGTCACCGATCCAAACCTTCAGCCACCACGCGCCGAGACTTTGCGGCATGAAGCCTTTTTCGACGGCCCAGCCTTCTCCCTTGAGAGTGTCCTCTTTGTAGCCAGGCGATTTGATGTGCGTTTGCTCGTCGCGAGTAACTGTGTCTTCAGAGTTCAGCCTGATTCGAGCGAGAGAAAGATAGAACTCTGTATGCGTGTGTCCACTCCACACGATGTCCGCGTCTGGGTACGAGATCGCCATTCGATTCGATTGAATCACACCACGCGTTACTGGTGCAGATCCACCGAATCCGTGGTGATATGCGATGGCGATATTTCCGAATCTATGGCCCCTGCGACTGACGCGAATACGAACGAAGCCTTGGTAGGTTCCGATCTGCAAGAGCGGTGCGTGAGGCTTGAGCCGAGCATAGAGGCGCTCGGTGAGATTCGTATCGTTGTGCTTCGCGACCGATGTTTCGTGGTTTCCTGGCGACATCAACAGCCAGCGCTCTGCGTATGGCTTGTATCGCTCGTATGCGACATCAATGAGCCGATCTAGGTATGGCCCGTGCTGATACTCCTCGCGCAGCGCGGAGCGATCTGCTCGCTTGTCGTATCGACCTTGCATACAGTCGAACAGGTCGCCGATATCAAGTATGTACGCGTTCAGCGCGAGTGCCATCTTGAGATGGCGCTCCTCTCGATCACGATCCGCGCCTACTGCGTCATGGTGTGCATCTGATCGAAGAAGAAAGTAGATCGGTTCAGAAGGATTCTCTGCGTTCTGTTCAACATCGAGAACGATGACATTCGGAGCTTCGAGACGACTTGCGGCCTTGCGAGTCAATTTCCCTCCCCTAGGGTATCTCCCCTATCCGAGCGATCTTCGCGGCGAGAGTTCTGATGTGCGTCAACTCGACGAGCGCGAAGAAGCGCGTGTCGCCATCTTCACGAAGCAGCACTACGGGGATTTCGCCTTCCTTAGCGTCTTCCTCTGCTTGCTCCATGAAACGAAGAGCCGAGTGTGCGGCTCTTGCTTTCACCTCGAAGTGAACGCCTTCGAGAGTTGTCTGTAGGTCTGCGTCGCCGGCTCTGCCGCAGAATTGCACGGATCGCCTCGCTTCACAGGAAAGCGCCGAGGAGACGGCCTTTGCTGCCTCTCGCTCGACGCGTTTCCCTTTCTGTCTCGAGTGTGATCCCATGTCGGCTCTATCGGTCAGATGCCGCGATTCCGTGCTTCCTCGATCTCGAGTGATCTCATCGCAGAGAGCATGAGTTCAAGATCCCTGCGAGTCAGGATGATGAGTGCCAGCGAAGATCGATATCCGAACTCGTCTGGTCTGTTTGATCGTAGACCGAGTTCCGCTTCGTGATGCGTATCGATTCGGATCTCACCGACGATCTTTGCTTTGTGATCGTCAGGCGAACACCCTACGACCTTCATGCATTCTCCGCGGTGTTCCGGCGAAATGAATTCAACCTCGTTGTCGAGTTCGATTGTGATCATGTCAGCCTCGCTTCGTCGCGTTCCTTCCGGAGCCGCGCCACGATGTCATCGGTCATCGGAATCCTCCCCTCGGTAGCAGTCCCAGCCGCGTCGTTTTGCTTCCTTACGCGCCTCGGTTTCTGCGTTTTCTGACGGTCGATACATCCACGCCCAAGTCATACACGCGTCACACCTCGCATCGTCGCGCTCCTTCCGCAGCCGCTCGATTTCGTCGGAGGCTTGCCAAGTCAGATCCTCGCAGCGCGTGAACGCGTCACGGTGTAAATCGTTCAGCGATTCATTTTCAGCGAGTTTCTTTGCGTGATGGTTCAAAACGCGCAGCGTGTCCACGATGTCATCGGTCATAAGTTTTTCCCCATGTGTTCAAGATACTTGAGGAAGATGGCTCTCTGGCATTCGGTGATGATCTCAAAGTCTTTCTTGCTTTTCGCATCGCTGAAAGTCTCGTACAACAAGCCGAGCATCGATCGCATCTCACGAAGAAGTGGACTCGCATCCTCCCATTCCTTGAGAAGCTTCTGCTTTTCCTCTGCTGCTTTCTTGTATCGATCACGCTCGAGAGCGGCCTCCTCAGACATGCGAGTGTGATTGTCTTTCAACTTCGCGAGGATTTCGACTGCTTCTTCTTGCACCTGTACCTTGTACTCGTCTTTGAACGCGACCCATTTCGGATCGACTGCAAGGATTGAGACCAATTTATCTAAGAGCGCGACTTCCCTGTCCGTGCTTTGAAAGTTGTATGCAACGCGCACAGCGCTACCAAGCGCCTCGCGAAGGATCGCGTCCATGCGATCATCAACTTGCAGATTCTTCTTGCTCATCACTTCTCCTCTTTCTTTCGCATGAATTCCAACTTCGTCTCGGCCTTGCTCAAGAGATCGATGCAGATCGAATGCTCTGAGTCTGGCTCACGATCGTCTTCGTGAAATCTCATGTCTTTGATGAGTTCTCGCACTTCGAGAACAAGTCTTCGCACTTCCTCGATTTCCTCTTTCATCGTGCCTCCTTGATGCACATGATGCGCTGTGCGCGGCCAGATCGAGCCGTTCGCGTCTTGCCTGTTGGTACGATCACACCGAGCCTGAGAAGATCCGAGCAGCGCTTCCAAGCGCCGTCGAATCCTGCTCGGTCTCCTGCTTCTTCAGCCGTCAATCCTGTCGAGCCAGCCTCGCGAAAGAGCGCCGTGAGTGCTGCTAGTTGTCCGTTCGCATCGAGTACCTTCGCGGCCCGCTTCGATGTCGCTGGATCGCTCGAGCGAGCGAGAGGAGAGAAGAGGCTATTCGGTGGTGCGATGAATGCCTCAACGCGAGGTTTGTCCTCCTTTT